AGAAAGGCTGCTGATGAAACCCGGTCTCTACGCCAACATCCACGCCAAGCGTCTTCGCATCAAGAATGGTTCTGGTGAGAAGATGCGAAAGCCTGGATCGAGTGGTGCGCCCACTGCGGCACAGTTTAAGAAAGCAGTAAAAACTGCTAAGAAATAGTTCCCGTAAAGCACTAATCGGGCTGAAATCCACAGCAATGTGGTCACATGTGTGATAGAGGCCAGCCCTCTGTTACGTCCTTATGAGGCGTATTACGGCTGGTCCATCTGCTTCCATAGTCCAGTGGTCAGGACATAGGCGACATGCCGAAGAGTTCGGGTTCGATTCCCGATGGAAGAATTGACTATCGGCCTCCTACGGGAGACAACCTTTAGTCATGACAGTCGGAGAGACGACATCAAAAACAACTTTAATGAACACATGTTGATTCATGTGATTCTCTAAGCGCTTAGAGAGAACGAACACAAACTTCTCTCTTTACTATTGTGGCTAACACTACCGTTACTGCTTACGATACCAAGTATGCAACTTATCTGAAACTGTTCTCTGGCGAAATGTTCAAGGCGTATGAAAGCGCCACTATCGCCAAAGGCACTGTGCAGAGCCGTACCCTGAAAAATGGAAAGGCGATGCAGTTCATCTTCACGGGCCGTATGGAGGCTTCGTACCACGAACCCGGTACTCCGATTCTGGGTTCTGGCGATCCTCCGGTGGCTGAGAAGACCATCGTCTGTGACGACCTGCTGGTTTCCAGCGCGTTCGTCTATGACCTTGATGAGACTCTCGCCCACTACAGCCTGCGTTCTGAGATCGCCGCTAAGATCGGCCACGCTCTGGCTGAGGCTTACGACAAGAAGATCTTCCGTCAGATCGCTAAGGCTGCTCGTGAAGCTCACCCGATCACTGCTGCTCCTGGCCCTGAGCCCGGCGGTAGCATCATCCAACTGGGTGTGCAGAAAGAGTACGACGCTCAAGCTCTGGTGGATGCCTTCTTTGAAGCTGCTTCCATCATGGATGAGAAGAACCTGCCCAAGCAGGGTCGTATGGCTGTGCTGTCCCCTCGTCAGTACTACGCACTGGTGAGCCAGGTTGACAGCAACATCCTGAACCGTGACTTCGGTAACAACTCCGGTAGCCTGCAGTCCGGCGAAGGTCTCTATGAGATCGCTGGTATCCCCATCAAGCGTTCCAACAACCTGCCCTTCCTGGCCGGTACTGTTGCTGCTGTGAACGGTGAGAACAACGACTACTCCGGTAACTTCAGCACCCACTGCGGTCTGATCTACCACAAAGATGCTGCTGGTGTGGTTGAGGCCATTGGTCCTCAAGTGCAGACCACTGGTTCTGACGTTCGCACCATGTATCAAGGTGACATCATTGTGGGTCGTCTTGCCATGGGTTGCGGCACCCTGAACCCTGCCTGCGCTATCGAGCTGCAGTCTGCTCGTTCCTGATAAGGAGCAAGACACATGTCTATTGTTCCTGGCACTTCGGTGATCCTTGTTGAAGGAAATGCCATTGGTAGTATTACCAACTCGCAAACTCAGAATCCGCTGACTCCTGTGGAGTTTGGTCGGACTGTGGCTTCGGGTCAGGGCATTCGCCTCGACAAGGTGAAGACTGATGACGTAGACGGCAAGCTGCCTTACGTCGCTCCTACTCCCTGATTGAGGTAAAACATCATGGCTGCTTCTGTAGCTGCTGGCAACAACGGTGCTTGCACCACTGATGCCGTTCGTATTTCTGTAGCCAAGACTCGTTTTGGTTATGGTTCTGCTGTCGCTGACTCTGCTGTGGCTTCGACCACCAAGGGTCTGCGTACTGCTTATCCTGGCGTTGAGTGCAACATCGCTAACGTCTGACTTATTGGGGGAGGCTTCGGTCTCCCCTCTTTTTTATCCATCGCATACAACATTTCTGTTATGCCGTTCCCTACCACTAACGCTCAGACCGAGCTTCAAGCTGTTAATGAAATTCTGGCGTCAGTTGGTCAGGCGCCTGTAACCACCCTTACTCAAACCAACCCGGACGTTGCGATTGCATACGACACCCTCCAACAGGTGTCACGGGAGGTTCAGGCAGAAGGATGGACCTTTAACCGGGAGTATGAATACCCGTTCACTCCAGACAACAATAACCAGATTCTCATTCCCAACAACGTACTCCAACTCGATCTGACTCCTAGCTACAGGGATCGGGATGTTGTACGTCGTAGTGGGAAGCTGTATGACCGTACTGCTCACTCATTCACCTTCACCGAACAGGTGTTGTGTGATGTGGTGTGGTTGTTTGATTGGGTCGATCTTCCGACACCCATCAAAGACTACATCGTTGCACGAGCAGCGAGCATTACGTCCTCACGGATTGTTGGTGACAGCACTCAGTACCAGATGCTCCAACAGAAAGAAGCATACACCCGTGCAATGGCTCTTGAGTATGAATGCAACCAAGGAGACTACACCTTCTTTGGTCATCCTCGTGCAGCCAATTACTACAACAGCTATGAACCGTATAAGGCATTGTATCGCTGATGGCAAGTGTAACTCAACAAATACCTAACTTCCTTGGTGGTGTCTCAAGGCAACCTGATGACAAGAAACTTCCAGGTCAAGTCAGAGAAGCAATCAATGCTTACGCTGATCCGACCTATGGTTTGTCAAAGCGTCCTGGCACCAAGTGGTTGGGCAATCTTTCGTCTACGACAAACGAGTTCCAGAACGGTAAGTGGTTCTACATCAACCGAGATGATGCTGAGAAGTACATCGGTGTGATTTATGGAACTAGCATTAAGATCTGGAATGTCAACAACCCAACAGCGACAGTCACCGTTACCAACTCTGGTAGCAGCTATCTGACCTATGGCAGTTCCAACGCAAAGGACAGCCTTCAGATTCTGACGGTACAAGATACAACCATTGTTGCCAACAACAAAGTCACCGTCACAACTCAGGCAGCACCAAGCTTCACTGCTAAGTCGAAGGCAACCATCCGTCTTTACAGTGCTGAGTACGGTTCTGAGTATTACGTCAAGGTTGGGTCTGCTGCAGCTTATAGCTTCACCACAAAGAACACAGAAGACCCTGCGAATACCAATACAACAACCAATAAGGTCTTGAATGCAACTGACATTCTCGATCAGATCTTTACGAACATCTCCCTACCTGCTGGTGTCACTAAGACTAAGTGCAAGGGTAGCATTGAACTTTCTGGTTCCTCTGCATTCACCATCGAAGCTCGTGGTGGTATCAGCGGTGAAGAGCTGAGAGCTTTCCAAGACGAAGCCAACAACTTCTCTGAACTGCCTGCTGAAAGCGTTCAGGGTCGAGTGATCAAGATCAACAATACTGTTGCCAAAGAGGATTCCTACTACGCCACCTTCATTGCAGAGAACGGTGTCTCTGGTAAAGGTAGTTGGCAGGAGACCGTAGCCCCAAACGTATCCAAAGGTCTAACTGCCTCCACCATGCCACATGAGCTGGTGAACACAGCACTCAACACCTTTGAACTTCGACCCATCACTTGGGAAGAGCGTCTTGTTGGTGACGATGAAACCAATGAGCATCCAAGCTTTGTTGGCAAAAAGATCCAACAGGTGTTCTTCCACAACAACCGCCTTGGCTTCTTGACTGGTGACAATGTGTCAATGAGTCAAAGTGGTGAGTTCTACAACTTCTATCACGTCTCTGCACTTACCCAAGCTGACAACGACCCCATTGACATCAGTTGCTCAAGCCTGCGACCTGCTGTTCTGCATTCAGTACTACCTGCTGCTCAGGGTCTAGTGTTGTTCAGTAAGAGTCAGCAGTTCTTGATGTTCTCTGATGATGGCATCTTGACTCCAAAGACATCAGTCATCAGGACCATCTCCAACTACGAGAATGAGGAGCTGATCGCTCCAGTAGATGTTGGTACGAACATGGTATTCCTGAGCAAGTCTCCAGGTTATACCCGTATCTACGCCATGGCTACTCGTGGTCAGATGGAGAACCCCGATGTTCTTGATATTGGTCGAGTGGTTTCTGAGTGGGTTCCTGATTCTGTAGCAGATTTGGTTGCATCTCCTCAGAACTC